ATTATGTGTCCACCTATGATTGAAGTTTTCCAGGATATGTACGACGAAGCGACTAAAATCTCAAAGGGGCGAAAGACTCTCATTATGTTCCAAAAACTTCTCAAGGAAGTTCCAAATTGGTCCAACGCCATGTCCAAGCAACACAGTGATAACATCGCGAACCGTTGTGCTTGGTTTAATGATCTTTTGGCAGCTGTGTTTGTTGCGTGTACCAAGATTCTCTCAGCGGTTCGTCTCAAGGCGGATAACAAGAAGATCAGCCTCAAGCTTCCAACCAACGAGGTTTTCATTCAAACCTGTTACAATAATGTGGCGAAGGATCTCTACAAAGATCCATATGTTTTCCACGAAGAACAAAGTGAATATGTGAGAGATGAACAATTAACCCGAAGATTCTCCCAATGTATTGAAGTCACTGTGAAGGAGCTCATCCCAGTCCAGGAGATTCTTCAAACTTACATGTCACAAGATTCTCGTGATATTGATCTTGATGGTCAAGTCCACGATAGTGAAGATCCAGATGTTTTTGATGGTCCAGAGGACTTCCCAGAACCTGAACCTGAACCACTTCCAGAAGATGAACCAATGATGGGTGCGGAGGAAGAACCTCTACAACCCACGGGTCTTGAAAATGAATTCAAGACAGTTCCAGGTGTTCAAGCTCCAGAACCAGAACCAGAAGATCAACCCATGGAACAACATGTCATGCAAGAACCCGAAGATGAGGGTGTCTTTTTTGGAGATGCCCCAGAACAGCGTGTAAAAAAAACTGCGTATAATTAAATGGAAGATCTATCCGAATATCTCCGAGATCCCGTGAGTGCCGCTCTTATCGCAGGAGCCATAACTGCTGGTTACATTCATGTAAAGGCTCAACTCAACAACGAAGGTAAGTTGGAATTGAACAAATATACCAAGCCAGCTGTGCTCAATGCGATCCTTGTGTTCTTTATAGTTTCAAATGGTCTTGGACAAAGAGAGACTATATCTAGCGAACCTTTCTAAACTTAAAGATTTAGCCCTAAAATTAAGAAAATGGCGTCTGTCACTGCGTTTAACGACATGCTCTCCCAATTTCTTGTGGAATTGCACAAGACTTTTCCAGATGAAACCGGAATTAAGAAGATGACTACCTCTTTCGAGTTACTCAAGACAACAAACCCACGACTCATTGTTGATGGATTCATGAAGGGTGTGACGCCTTATGCCGATAAGATTTCTGCGAAGGATGAATCTTTCCTTCTCGAGGAAATTGAAAAGATTGAATTCCTCAAGGATCTCAACATCAAGAGTTACTGGTCTCGTATGAGTGCCAATACTAAGGCTGCGACCTGGCAATATCTCCAAACACTCTACATGCTCGGTACTACGATTACTGCCATTCCAGCGGAAACTCTCAGTCTCATTGAAGGTATTGCCAAGGATTGTGCTGACAAGATGCAGACTGAAGGTGGTGAGATTGATCAAGACGCACTCATGAAGATGATGGGCAGCATGCTTGGGGGCATGGCTAAAAAATAAACCTCAAGCTATACTAAATGAAGGCTTGGTTTGACGATCCTCAGCAACTCATTCGGGCTGATAGAATTTCCCAGTTCTGGCCAAACCGTGATCAAACTCCAGAAGACAGAATTAACGCAGCTTCCCGTTTTGTCATCTATGCGTGCTGTACCATTTATCTCATTCGCCGTGACCCAAGAATCTTTGTTCTTGGTGGCACTGTTTTGGGTGTTCTTTATGTATTGTACAAGTCAAAAATGGTTAAAGAGACATATGGCATGGCTTCAAGTGGTGACATAAATGGGTGTCAGATGCCAACATTAGATAACCCAATGGGTAATGTTCTCATTACGGATTACACAGATGCGCCTAACCGCCTTGAAGCCTGTTATTATCCAACTGTGAAGCCAATCGTGAAGAGTTTGTTGGACGACCGTATTCCATACGATGCGGGGCGTTCTCGTTCGGCACATCCAATGTATCAGCGCAACGCCGCTGCTCGTCAGTTTGTGACTTCACCAGTTTCTAAGATTCCAGGCGACCAAACTTCTTTCGCCGAGTGGTGTTATGGATCTAAAAATGGCAAAATGTGCCGTTCTAACCCAGAAATGTGCAATCCAAATGCTCGTGGTGTTCAACTTGAGGCGTTTGCGGGACTTGACGCCGCGGGTGATAGTCGTGTTTCTCATCGGGGACATGGTGTTGGCCCTTCTTAGATTATAAATATTCTTATGTAATAATAAATGGCATACCAACTTCAACCTGGTCTTGCGATCGTTCAAAATGCAGGTGCGCTCCCAGCGGTGAAAGCGACTGAGGAAATCTTTGTGTACCCCCAGCCCAGTTCCATCAATTGTGGTGGATGTCGGCCAAATACCATGTTGTGGGGGACAGCCCCATACATGGCGGGTAAAGGTTCTCCAGCGCAATACATTGATGTGAGTGATCAACTTCGTCCCCAAACAACCTCTAGATTTAACAAGGTTATCGTTCCAACATATGAGCGTAACCTATTCCCACTCTCCAACATGGAGTGCAAGGTCCCCCTTCGCACATTGAGTTATGAGCCAGAAAGTACTCGTGCGGAACTCCAGAACGGACTCTTCCAACAAAGATACGCTAATAAAAATGTTACTAGAAAATAAGAATGGCCGATCCTATTTCACTTGCAGCCGTTGCTGGTCTAATTTATGCTGGTCGTGCTTTGAGTAACAAGTCCGAACCCGCGCCTGTTGTTCAACAAGTCCCCGAGACTACACAGCCCGTTGTTTACAATGACGACATGGTCCCAGAATTTATTGAACAGGAGTTTGAACCTCGTGTAGAAATACCAAATAAGAGAGAAATGGAGAGTTTCGGTGATATTGGTCGCCAACAAAGAAGTGGTGGCCAAGAGATTCTCAACATGAGAAACCGTATGTATGACACTGGTCGTATGAATAACCTTTCACCAATTGAGAAGCAGTTGGTTGGTCCAGGTTTGGGTGTCAGTGCCGATACACCCGCGACTGGTGGTTATCAACAAATGTTCAGGGTGAACCCAATCAATGTTGGTGAATACAAGCTCACAACTCTCCCAGGGCGTTCAGGTCCAGCCGCCGACATCACTGGTGGTCGCGCAGCTGTTGTTGGTCAATTGACTCACAACAAGCCAGAAACCACCGCATTTTTGCCTTCTCGCCTTCCAACGATGTTTGGTCGTGCGCAGGGTATGTCTGGTATGATCCCACGCCAAGAACATGAAAAGACAAAGAGAACCACCAACCGTTCCGAAACTGGACATCGCGCGGATGGTTTGGGTTTCAACGGGGCGAAGCGTTTTGTTTCAGCCCAGACGATGCCACAAGATCCAACTCGTTTCAAGAGCGATCGCAATGATCAACAGTTTGCTCACTATAGCCACGCAGCTCCAGGTATTACCAACTTCAGTGGCGCTTATGCGACCAGTGCGGCTGCTCAGATCACTACAAAGAACAATGAAGAACTCATGAAGTATGGTTTCAGGCCAGAGGACAGACGGGGTAAGGCGAACCGTATGGGTAATGCGGGGCGTATGAATGTCAGAGAGTCCGCACTCAAGCAAGGTGGTGCTCTCACGGCTGTGCGCGTGGATACAAGCCGAACTGACGGACGCTTCGCCGCCGCGAATGGTGGTTGGACCCAAAACTACCAACAGAAACCTTTCCACCAATTCAATGCCTACAAGGGCAACGAAAACCCCAACTCAAGATGCTTGGACCTCGCGAAGAGACAACTCCAGAACAACCCATTGTCGCATCACATTTATTAGATTTATTCCAGCCCAATTTAGACAAAAACAATCATTAAAATATTGTGCCTATATTTTAATGAAGGTCCACACCCTTGACATAGATAGTAGCGAAAGAGATACTAATGTGTATCCTTATGCGAACAACTATGTTGTGACACTTAAGGAACCAATTTATGATGTCACCCAGATTAAACTAGTGTCTGCTCGCATTCCAACACCCCAATTGACGACATGCGCAACAAATAAGACTTTTAGTGTTTATGATTCAGGTGCCCCCAACGACACCATTGAAATTACCCTTGATGAAACGAACTACGCGGATGGTGACGCTTTGGCGAGTGATTTAGACCTCAAAATGCAACCCCCTCTCTCATGTATTGATCAAGTTGTGTTTGACTCGGATACAAACGCACTTACATTTTCAAATACAACAACAAGTAATACATTTTCTCTTGAATTTTTTGATGGTACAAACGGTTATCTCAGTAATGCCGTCGTTACAACACCCCATCAAGTTTTAGGGTTTTCATCTAAAAATACAACTTTGGGAAGTAGTGTTATTTCAGGTTCAATCAACTTGGGTGGTCCAAACTCTCTCGTTATGAAATTGACGAGTGGTTCTGATGAGTTTACAAAAACTATTTATTCTGCGACACCGTTTTACACTGGACACATCTTATTAAATGGTACAGATTCCATAAACTATAGCCATGCGGATGATCCACTAACACATGAGTTCTATAAAGGTCCTCAAAAGTTTATTCGTGATGTCAATATTGAATTTTTCTATGTGAGTCACGGGCGTCACATTCCATACGATTTTAGGGGACAGGATCATATATTGAAGTTTGAAATTACAGGTTCTACAGATAAACTTGAAGGATTACCAAAAGTTCCCCTAGAAGATGTCAAGAAGGCTTTGCCGCCACCAATAAGTATCCCTGAACTTGTAGTGGATACTTATAGATGGAAAGAGTATCTCTCCATTGGAGTGATTGTTTTCGTTGGTATTCTTTTGTTGTCCCTGATGAAGCGACGCCCAAAACTTAGCGAGTAATCGCGAAGACTGGTTGCGCTGGCTTGGAGACGCGAGTGGAGATGCCTGAAACAACCATGTAGACCGCAATGGACAACAAGGTGGTGAGGATCGCAGTGAGGGTGTACTGGGTACCACCGTTCTTTGGCACCTTAATCACTTGTTGGATGATCCAGCGGACCAAGTCCATCCAGCTCATCGCGGCCGCAAAGGAGAAGCCCGCGACGATCGCGTTGAGGGATTGGGTTTCCAATTCTTGGGTAACGAGGTTAACAGTCTTGAGAGCTTGGGCGGTCATGTCAGCCATGTTGGAGTTTTTATACTGTATATTCAGAAAATTATCTACTCTGGTAACAACTCTTCCTTCTCAACAATCTTCTTGTACTTTGGTCTCCTGACAATTTGAGATTTAGCAAATATTTGCTCCTCCTCGTCGTCGGAATCTCCATCAGTGCTACTATCCTCGTCAGCTGTAACTCTGAACGATTTATATTCAGAAATTGTCCAACCCTCCGGCTCCGATGTACTCATTACTATTAATAGCATTTTTTAACATCTCTTCCACCGGACTTTGAGGAATCCAAGTATCCCAGCGATCACAGGCTTCATTCATCTGCCTGAATGTGGGATCTTCCCCCGAGTATCTCACAAATGGTGGACACTCACCTGGTTCAACCTCTTCAATGTCCTCCTCGTCTGAGGATTCTTCGTTGTAAATCTCTGGAAAGAGAGAACCGATATCCTGTCCAACCGTATACATAACACAATACTTGATTGCATATTCCATATCTTCTGAAAGCACTGTATCGCGACCACAAGCTTTGGAATATTCTGCTGCGAGTATCATACTTCTCTCAAGAACTGGGAGGAGAATACCCATGAGCGCATCTTGCTGAGATTGTTCATAGGCACCCGAAGTTTCACCGAAACCCGTTTTCATCATGTTTCTTAGTATTTCAAATCAAAAAGAGTTCGGGCAGTTCCCTCACCCACACGAAGGATGTTGTGACTTAATGCGTAGACGCGAACTTGTCTTTCATAATCGGCACAAGGTGTGAGACTTAGGTTGAGGATTTGCTCCTTTACGAGACTAAAGTTCACCTGACCCGTGGGATACCACTTTTCGGGTTCAAGGGCAAAACTATATGAGTAAAATCTTCTCAAGAGTTGTGTCTTGGAGTGATGAATCGCCGCCTGTACAGCTTTGAGAAATATAACATTGCCAGTTTCTTGAGTAATTATTGGTTCACCATCTAGGTCAAGAGTGAGATAATCCAAGTTTTCGTAGAGAATGTACTTGTTACTTGTTTGATCTAAAGTATTATCGTAGTCAAATGGTGTTATGAATTCACCCTCACCAGTTCCAATGTCACCCTGTCTTTGAATGACAAAGTAAAGTTCCTTTACGGGATTGTAAAAATCCAACTTGAAGCGTCCAGATTGTCCACCCTGTGCGATATCAAAAATGTTTTGTTGCACCTGTGTGATTGTGTAGTCTCTCTTCTCATTCTCAATCTTGAGTCTCTCACATGGATCAATAAAAATGACTTCCGAGCAGAGTGTGAATTCTACAATTTTGAGAACTTCACTAAAATCCTGTTTCGTACCATCAACCTTTACCACGAGGTCTTTATAGTTTCTAAGTTTTACTTCAACTTCAACTTCCTGTTTTTTAATGGCACAAAGTGGGATTGCGAGTTCTGGATTATTCAAAAAGTAAAATGGCAAATCAACAAAACATGTCTGAATACTGTCTGATGTTCCAAGATGACATAAAATGGCACTATCTGAAACTCGAGTTGACACCGATCTCTCTGGATACTTACCAACCAAATATTCAAGTGCTCGTTGCTTTGTTTGAGTCACATTGTGTTCTGAGTATATCTGAAGATAATCACTCGTTAATCTTTGTATAATCTTACCCCCAATGATAAGATCAACAGATTCAATGAGAGCGTGACCAACTGAATCTATGTACCCCAAAAAACCAGTCTGTATTTCTGGAAGTTTAATTTTCAAACTGAGAGTTGTGAGAAGATCACCCACATTTTGACCTATTCTAAATCTCGCCTTTCCACCAAAGTCAACCGCTGTCTCTGGATCTATGTTTACATATTCTCTTGCAAAGTTTGAATGTTTCTTAAAACTTTGCAAAAAGTATGTGTAGTCTGGGTCTACAGTGAAAAACCTGTCTTGGAGACCAGATGCTTCAAGCTGAATACGCCCAGCCATTACTATTATAAGACTCTAAAATTTTAAACCAGCTAATCCACCACTGACACGAAGTAAGTTGTAATTTACAGCATAAATCCTGGTGTTGTTATTATCAACTGAATTAATTGGATCTATCTCAATTGTAAGAAGTTTATGAGCGATGCGACTCATATTGACTTGTCCAGTTGGATAATATACTTCTGGTTGAAGAGCGAAACTATACATAGCAAAATCTGATTTCAGATAATTGTAAGATGCACTGTAGTTATATGGCGAATTTACATGATGTTTAAAAGCTTGTTCATATACAAGAAAGTCGTTATCTCTATCAAAAACAATTGTATTATTAAATTGAAGTTTTATATTTGAAATTGTATTGTAGCGGTGTGGATGATTATCACGAACCGCCTCTTCTGATTGCGAAACAAAGAAAAGTTCCCTCACTGGATGTGAAAAGTTGAGCATGACAGACTTTGTATTTTCACCCGCATTCATCACAAACTTTGACATTTGAACTTGTGTGATTACATAATCAAGTGGTCTAGACATCATAAAGTTTCTTTCATTGTCTGTGAGAAATACAAATTCATTATCAAGTGAAAACTTTTTAATGTTAGCGGTAACACCTGCAGAAGCACCACCGTTTATCAATTCGGGGAGTGATCTCAATTTTATCTTCACCTCAACCAATTGTTTCGTGAGAGCACATGTTGGTATAGCTAAACTTGGATTTCGGTAAAAGTAGAATGGTAAATCCATAAAGTAAGTATATTCAGTACCAGCTGCGTATGTTAAAACATTACTGTGTCCATTCAAGAAGTACAGCGTTTGATTGATGTCATCGTCTGTGTTATGGAGTTGTTGATGCATGTAAATGTACTCACCTGTGATTTTCTCAACGGTTTGACCACCTATGAGAAGCTCGGCACTCTCCACCAAGTGTGAGATGATGGATGGAGACCAGTTATCATCGTTTGGGACTGGATCGTCCAGGGTAACTTTAATAGTCATATTACTCACGAGATCCCCTTTATCGTTGGGTACACGAGAGATGATTGTTTTTCCAAAGTCAATGTCTCCATCAAACTGACTTTCAACATAATCTATCGCAAACTTTGTATGTCTTCTAAAATTCATCAGGAAATATGAAAATTGTGGATCTCCTGTGAGCCATTGGTCTTGGACTCCAGTGGCTGCAAGTCTTAAACGACCAGACATTCCTACTCTATGTGAGTAAAATTTTACTAAATAAAACGGGACACTACTGTAGAATGAATCTTCAATTGAGGAAATTCAAACCTGAGACGATATCGGACGACAGGGTGTGTGTTTTTATAGGTAAACGAAACACGGGTAAATCAACCCTCGTCAAGGATATTATGTACCATAAGAAACATCTTCCAGCTGGTATAGTTCTCTCAGGAACAGAGGAGGGGAATCATTTCTATTCAGAATTTATTCCAGATCTCTTTGTGTATGGCGATTACGATAGAGATGCGATAGAGAGAGTCATGGCGAGACAGAGGAAGTTGGTAGGTGACGGTAAACAAAATTGCGGAGCCTTCATGCTTCTTGACGATTGTATGTATGATAACAAGTTCCTCAAGGATACATGCATCAGGCAGTGCTTCATGAACGGAAGACACTGGAAGATCTTCTTCATGCTCACTATGCAATATTGTATGGATCTCCCACCAGCTCTCAGAGCTAATGTTGATTATGTGTTTCTTCTTAGGGAAAATATACTTCAAAATAGGGAGAAACTCTATAAATCCTTTTTTGGTATCTTTCCAAGCTTTGACATGTTTAACAAGGTCATGGACGCTTGTACAGAAAACTATGAATGTCTCGTGTTAGATAATACAGTAAAATCAAACAGGATACAGGATTGTGTGTTTTGGTACAAGGCATCTATACGCAAAAACTTCCGAGTTGGAAGTCCAGACTTGTGGAGACTTCATAATAAGATGTATAATCCCAGACATATGCAGCAGCGGGAGGATGATGCAAAGAAGGCGACTAAGAAGACTTCTCTAAAGATTACAAAGACGAAATAACAAATAGATATTCTGTAACTTTAGTAGAACGATTCTTTAGATTACGACTGCCCTTGTAGCAAGTATAATCAATTTCAATTTTTTCATATTTGTAGGGCCTAAGGATCTCCTCCCATTCATCGGGTTTGATGAAACCTTCATTGTTATATGACACCAAGGTATGTTTAGCTTTCTCAGTAGCCAACTTTAAGGTACGTTCCATAGCTTCTCTAATTTTGTTTTTATAATTGTACTGACTCTTATTCCAATCCCCAGGGATACCTGATACTTTTGAAAGTGTATGAGGTCTCTCATTGGTACAAATGAGATTTAACATGAAATAATTTGACCCATATGGGTGTTGATTATAGGGTGGATCTAAGTAGATAAGATCAACTTTTGGGAGATCCCTCAGAAAATCACACGCATCTTGGCGATAAACTTCAACATCCCTATGTGGTTCAAGCCACACAGGACAATCAACTTCAATCCTCTTTGTAATTCTATCTTGTGCGTGTCCACCTTTACCACCCCAACCACCTTTGTGGAAACCTTTAAAAACACCAGATGTATTTGTGTGAATACTCGCCCTTACTATGAGAGGTCCTAAACAGTACGGTTTAAGATTCTCGGGGACACACCTCTCAATATAGTCCAACATACCATCAATTCTTCTTCCATTTTCTGGAGTATAAAATTGTCTTTCATTTGAAGCATAGAGTTCTGTAATAAACCCAACTTTATCTGGACACATGTTCATATTCTCAATATGTTTACAAACATCATCTTGATCAGCCCAAGAAGGTGTCTTCAAAAAACATTTTGAAAGAACTTCACAATATTGTTCAAGATCGTTTACATACATTTTTTCAGAATGACCCAGCAACATTCGTGAAACTACTCCAGAACCGGAGAACGCATCGGCGCATGTTGATGGTCGGAGTTTCTCCACGACATCTTGGATTTTATCAACAAGTTTCCTTTTGTTTCCAATATATGTTATCATTGGTTGTTGAATAAAGTCTGTCATTCTTAGAATTTAATGAAACGATTTCTCTAATACAGGCTGCGTCACTCACTATTCTCAAAAACATGTGAATATACTAAATGTCCACGGATATTAATACTCTCAATCTATCCGATAATGGAGATGGAATGGTACCTTTGAATGATAACCCCACTACAACTTTCGTGAATCGTGAGCCCGTGTTTTCACAACCCGAAAAAAATGTGAGTCAAAGTAAACAGACGATGGACTCTACGCCAATCAATGACATTATGATGGAGCCACCAATGATGATGGAAGAGCCCAGGATGCAAGGAATGATGCCACAAATGACTGCCCCACAACCCCAGGGTAGTTATGCGATGCCACAACAAGAAGCGAAGCCAGAAAGCAAGAACCCATTCAACCTCACGGACGATCAAATGATTGCTCTCGTTGCGGGTGCTGCGGCTGCTCTCGCGGTGTCTAAGCCAGTTCAAGACAAGCTCGTGACTTCAGTCCCCAAGTTTCTTAACGAACAAGGGAGCCGAAGCATGATTGGCTTGGCTTCAACAGGTTTGGTTGCGGCGCTTGCATTCTATGTGGTGAAGGACTACATCGTGAAGCCCTGATTACTTGATTCCCAACCCATATTAGAATAGATTGAATTATCAATACCTGTATAATAGGTGATTAAAGCTCCTGCTGCAAATGCCGTCATGAGCAAGGCACTCAACTTAAGTGTCTTGCCCCTGTCACTTCCATATTTTTCAACCGCCTCTCGTGTATCTGTTGAAAATGTATTGATCGCGAATGTAATAATTAAGGCGATAATACTCGTAGATACGAAAAAGAGACGATCCACGGCAAGTCGTGGAATACTTCCAACAATGAGACGAAGCACATTTGGCACCACTACAGTCAACCACACGAGGTTAAGATTGTAGTTTTCGCTCATGTGTGGAACGAGTGTCGTACCATACACAGCGAGCCAATAGGCAATGACCATAATCAAAACAGTTAATGGTGTTTTCATTTAATATGGACGAAGAAGATTATTTATCCTGAATGTGCTGTCCACAAAACTTAGTTCTCTCTGGAATCTTGTCATATATACCTAATTCTACGCACATATCACGGAGTTCAATATAATTACTCCAAAATGCATCCGAATGTGAATATTCGTCAACGGTACAATGGGCTAACTCATGGATGAGAACATGGAAGATTTCATTGGGTGTTCCATCAAGACATATCGCAATTTCTTGACCCTTGTTTGTGTTATAACCCACAGTGCCATTCATAGAAATGTAACCCGTTATGGGTATACAGTGTGACAACTTGCGAAACTTCTCATGACCATTGGAAGTTAGGTGTTCACGAAGAACGCGATATTTTTCCTTCACCTCGGTGAGTTGTTGAGGTTCCTTGGTCTGAGAAAGTATCAACAAGTTGATGAGAATTAGTATAATGAATGCGATCATCTCTTATATACAAAGATAAATTTACTATAAAGTTCTGAGATTGGGTTGCCCGTGAGACCTTCCCAAAGTTCTAGTCTAAATCCTATCTCTTCCAAGTGTGTGATGAGAAGGTCTTTGTAGGCTATAGGTTCAGACCTAGGTCCATCTGCGTAGAAGGGGGTGTCCACTAAGTTTACAAATAGTTTTTCACCGTAGCCACCATTACCATGGGTCTTCATGAGAAAGAAGTTTCCCATATCATCTTTGAGGGGCACTCTAAATGTCACTTTCTCTGAATCTGGTATAATACCCACAAGTCTCCCACCAGGTTTCATTCTCTTTTTGATTTCACGAATTGAACTAAAGAATTTGTCTCGTGACGCAAAAATATAATGAAGTGAAAAGTTGTAACACACAATGTCATACTTCCTATTCGGACAGTCGTGTATGTCTCCCTCATAGAAGTTTACCCGCATGTGCATATTCTTTGCACGAGACTTAGCCTCCACGAGGGCTGCTGGCTCTGGATCACACATACTCATATTTGCGCCACACTTGTGCCATTTCTGAAGATCACCACCAAAACCACAACCAACATCCAAAATCTGATTACCTTCTTGGGTCACAGACTGTATGAGTTCCCTTTTGGCATTATTATGGTTTTTGCGGATCTCTTCCATCTTATGAATATTTTGAGTCTTTTCTTTTACTTAGGAACTT